GGTCGTGTAATTCGCGCTCGGTGCGCCCTGCAAGCCGAAATAGATGCCCTCGGACAGAGCGAACGCGAGCACCGTCGACGCGGCGGTGAGGTCCGAGTGATCGACCAAGCAACCGACCTGGGCGCCATTGCCGCGCAAGCAGTACATGCCTTTGCGCGTGCCGGCGTTGCCGTCGGCGCCGACGAGCAGCGAGTCGGTGAGCGTCGTCGTGCCGTCCGTGCCGCTCGCGAAGGTCGCAGGCGTCGTGATGTTCGGCGCGGCGGTTGCCGGGCCCGCGGTCGCGACGACGAGCCGCGACGGGCCGCGCACGTTCGATTGGCCGTTGTTGATCGCGTTGACGATGTTCGTCCACAGCGCCGCGCCAGTGCCGCCGATGTTGTCGAACACTTCGGCTTGCGTGCCCGGCAGCGAAATCGTGACCTTGAACGTGCTCGACTTCGTGCCCGCGGTGACGGCGGCGGTGATCGAGTTGCCGCGCGTGCCGGTGTAGATCGCCGTCAGGTTCGCGCCAATAGCGGGCGTTCCTGCCGTATCCATCAGCTTGCCGGTCGCCGCGACGTCGGTGCCGTCCGTGACGCGCACGTATTGGATCGCGGTCGCGCCTTGCAGGAAGAACACGTCCATCGCGGTAGCGAGGTCGTATTTGCGAACCTGCTTGTCGCCGAGCCATTGCGCCACATCATTGGGCGAGCCGACGAGCACCGGCGCGTTCACCGGACCCCACGAGCCAATGCCGACCGCGCCGAGAATGTTCGACGGGACGCCGTTGATGATGAGCGGGGGCGCTTGGATCGACGTATAGACGCCGGGAGCGGAGAGGGCCGAAAAATTCAGCGAGCCAGCTTGATAAATCGGCATTATTTAGCCTCCTTCGCGACCTTCACGCATTTGTCGGCGTGACCTTCGTCGATCACCTTCTGAATTTCGGCCGCGTCACTGATGCGCGTTCCGCGCTCGGTGAAGCCGAATTGATGCAGCACGACGAGTTCATAATCGAACGTCGCCGCGTCGTCTTGCTTTGCCATAGGGTTCCTAGACGGGTTTGAGAACGGCGCCGGCATCGGTCACGATGTTCAGGTCGCCGACAATGACTTGCGGAGCGTCCGAGACCTTCGTCGTCGCGTAATCGACGCGATAACGGAAGTCGCGACGAAACAGCCGCGCTTTCTCGCCGATGTCCTGCTGCGGGCTATCCATGTAGACGATTCGCGCGTTGAAGCCATCGGGCATCGCGAGAAACACAAGGTCGGCGAGATTCGGATCGATCACGTTAGCGAGCGCCGTGCGTTGCGCCGGCGTGCTGCACCAAAGCGTGATTTGGAATGCGCGGTCCTGGTTTTTTATGACCTTGATCGCGGTTCCGGTGCCGCCCGTTCGAAGCGCGCCGATAGCGGCGTTCGCGGGCAGGGTGATATTTGCGCCTGCGCTTGTCGTGCCGGGATAGTCCTGCGCGATGATTGCGGCGAGCGCCGCGGCGATGCTCGCGAGCGTGTCGGTCGGCTGCACCGAGTAGGAGTAGGGCGAATTGCCGACGAACACCGCGAGGTTTTGCGCGGAGAATGGCGAGGGCAGTGCGCCGCCGACCGTGACGACGCTGCCCGCCTTCGCGAGCGTGATCGTCGGTGCGAACGAGTCGCGCGGTTGCCAGCCCTGCATATAGCGCGTCGTCTTACGCTCGATCGCCGTCGCATAGACCGAAACCTGCGCGACGCCTTGCGCGAGGTCCGCATCGAGGCTCGCTTGCGTCGGCCATCCCGCGCCAACGCGGACATTGAAGCCGACCGCCGAAGGTTGATTCGTGCCGTTCGGATAGAGCCAGCCGGCGATTAGGCCGACGAGCACGTTTTGCACATCGGAAACGTCGCTCATGTCTGCCCCTGTTGCGCAGTAAGCCGCCAGCCCAAATCGCTAAGCTCAGCGCTCGAAATGATGTAGCGCCGCCCGAGTTCGTCGGCAATCAGGTCGCCTGATCGCAGCACGACGCCCGGCACGAACGGCAGCAGGATCGCCCACCAAGCGTCACGCACATCGCCAGGCAGCGCGACGCCGCCTTTTTCGCCCTTCGTGCCTTGCAGCACGCTCGCCGGCCATCCGGTCATCAGCGGCGCCTCATTCGCCGCCGTCGTGCCTTCGTAGTCGGTCACCGCGCCGAATTGCGTCTGCACTTGCGGGCGTGTGATGTTGATCGTGCGATTGCACTCGACGACGAGAATCGGGAGAAGCGGTTGTTGAGCCGCGACGAAGAACTTGCCGGTCGCGCCGATGAGGTAATCACCAACTTGCGTAACTCGACCGTCCATAACCGCAAACCACGTCGGTTTGCCGTACTTGTTCGGGCGCCGATAGGTCATGTCCTCCGCGTTCAGGCTGGCGAGGAAGTTCGTTGCGACGATCTGCGCGACCGTCATATCCGCCGACGTCGGCCGGTAGAGGGTGAATGCGTTGCCGATGCGCTTCGCTACCTGCGCATAGCCCTTGTAGACCTGCGCTTGTGCTGTCGCGCCGTTCATCAGACCACCAGCGCGATAGAGCCGCCGCTACCCGATACGTCAAATGCCGGGCCGGCCGGGATGCCGAAGAATCCGCACAAGCGGCGCCGCGTCGAGTCGAACAGCGCTTCGCGGTCGCGCTGCTCGTTCTTGTTGTGCGTCCACACGGCGGCGACGTCCGTATCGAGGTTGTCGCTTGTGCCGTAGATGGCCGTTTCCAGCGCGCTCAATTGCGTGAGGTAGTTGGTTACAACCGCCTCTTCCGCGTCCTGCATGTTCGACATGCGGAATTCGAGCGTGCCGTACTGCTGAAAGAATCGATACCCGAACGCCTGAACGGGTTGCCCGCCGTAGAGCGGATAACCGCAGAAGCGTCGAACATCGACCCGTTGAGCGTCGGTGAGCATTAGCCCTGTTCCCCGTTGATGCCGAGCAAGCGCGCGCCGCGCTCGATAAGCAATTTGATTTCAGCCTTCGCCGTCACAACCTCGCCCGCGAGCCATGCCTGAAGGTCGCCGGCTTCGTCATAGAAGCCATGCGGCGCGGCAAGCGTCACAGAGTCGGGGAGCGGAGCGGTTTTTGCAGCCTTGGCGGGCTTCGTGACCTTCGGTGCGTCTGTCGGTGCATCCGAGGTCACGAGAGCCGCTTGCGCGCCTTCTGGCGCAGTTGCGTCACTCATGATTTCCTCGTGAAAAGGGGCGCGCCGGATTTGCCGGAAAACGCGCCCCATGCCCGATTAGGCCGATTCGATCACGACAGCGCGCTTGAAGTAGCTGTTCGTCGCGGTCGGGATGATGTTTTGGTTCGCCGTGATGTCGGTCGGAACAGCGAAGCCACCGATCCAGTACCACGATTGAGCGATGATTTGCTTCAGGCGGTCGAGCGGTTCACGCGTGACCATTGCAACGCCGTCGATCATCTCGATCAGACCTTCCTCGATGCCGATGTCGCTATGCGCAATCGCCTCGTAATCGCCCTCAATCAGCGCGCCTTGGCCGCACATGATGCCGCGATGCACGTTGACCGCGCCGAGCGTTTGCTGCGGCGATTCGACGGTCGGGATGATGCGCAGGCCCATCAGTTCCATCACTTGGCCGGTCTGATACGCTTGCGAGCCGTACTGACCTTGATAGAGCAGTTTGAAATCCGCATCCTTGAACAGACCCTTCAACTGCGCGTTGTCCGCGTAGAAGTTGTACAGACCGCCGACGGTCGGCACGCGGTTGTTGCGCAGCACGGTCACGCCCGCGAGCAGGTCTTGCATCGTGAGCAGGTCGCCCGCGACGATTGCCGAGGTCGAGAGACGGCCGTTCGGACGGAGAACCGAAGCGGCATTCGCGGCGATGACCGAATTGCCGGCCGTGCCGTCAGCGGTCGAGACGTTGCCCGAGAACGTCAACGTACCCGAAACGCCGTTCGGAGCGGTCGAGACGTTCGAGCCGTCGACGGCGACGCCGGTCAGCGTGTAGCTGTTGCCGTTCGCGAAAACGACGTTCAGCGTGTTCGTGCCGGAAACCGGGACGAGAACGCCGTTCACGCTCACATACTGGAAGCCGCGCACGTCGTCGACTGCGACGGTCGTTGCCGGCGCGCCGAGGGTCGTGCGAACGCGGGTGTTACCCGACAGGTATGCGCCGAACAGCTTGTTACGCGCGAGGCGGTCGAGCGATTGCAGCGCTTGCACGCCGTTCACATACGCGTTCTGAAGGAATTGCGACGCGATGCCGACGCGGGTCGTCACCATGTTCAAGTCCATCGTGTCGCCGTACATATCGATGCCGAGCGTGTACTGCTCGACGGTCCAGCCCGACGGCGTGAGGCCGTTATCGAGGTTCGTGTTGCCGGCCGGCGAGAGCGGAGCCGTAACCGGAGCCTTCAGGCCGCGGCGCGTCTTCGTGATCGTTTCACCGACCGCATTCGCGAACTTCTCGCGGTCAGCGACAGCGCGATACGTGATTTGCGATTCCAAGCCGCCTTGAAACTCGCGCGCCAGGAAACCTTGTTGGATTGCCGGTTGGAGAGCGGCGGGGAAATTGCTGATCGGCATGTGATGCGTTCCTTAAAAGCAAAAAGCCCGCGCAATGGCGGGCTTCGGTTTAGGTGTGTACTGCTCTGTGTCGGGCGGGACTTAGCGCGCTGCCTTCAGGAAAGCGGCCTTTGCTGCCTCGTAATCCTTCGATTCGACCTTGCGAACGTCGACCGGCTTCGGGTCGCCAGCGGGCGGCGGCTTTTGCGTGCTCGATGTGCTCGTCGTGCCGAAGAGATAGGGCTTTGCCTTCTTCGCGGCTTCGAACAGTTCATCAGCGCCGATCACGTCGCCGTTCTCGTCGAGCTTCACGCCGGAGAGGTCGAGCACCTTGAGCGCGTCGTTCACGTCGACAACGCCGTGTTTCGCGGCGACGGCTTTGAGTTCGGCGCGCAGCACGCGATCGTTCGCGGCTTTTTCAGCGGCGGTGAGCGCGTCTTTCGTGCCGGCTTCGAGTTCGGCGATTCGCGCTTGCGCGGTTGCAAGTGCGGTGTCTTTTTCTGCCGCCTTCAGGCGGTAGGATTTCGCCTCATCGCGCAGTTCGCTCACGTACTCGCGGGAGAACGATTCTTTCGGCGCTGGCGGTGCGGGCGGCGTCGAGTTGCCGCCAGTGTCGCCGTCGTTGTTGCGGAACTGAAAGAGGCC